CAAGTACATCAGGAACTAAGAGTACCTCTGGATCTAGGAATACTAGTTATACTTTTAATACAAGCAGAACTACAACATTTAATACAAGTAAATCTACAACATATAATACGAGCAGATCTACTACATTTAATACAAGCAGGACGACTACATTTAATACATCGAAATCAACTGCTACAAGTAAGAGTACTGGAACAAGCTACAGTTTTAATACTAATACTAGCAAATCAACCGCTACAAGTAAAAGTACTGGAACAACTTATAGTTTTAATACTACAACTACTTACGATACAAGTAAAGCAACTGGAACAACTTATAGCTTTAATACTGCAACAAGTAAAGCAACAGGAACAAGTAGATCAACAGATGAAGATACAACAATAGCTACTAATACTACTACTGCATATGATACGACTACGACATATGATACTGCAACTGCATATGCTACAGCTACAAGTAAATCAACAGATGAAGACACTACTATAGCAACGAATACTACAACGACTTTTGATACAGATACTACAACAACTTATGATACTTCAAAAGCAACAGCGACTAGTAAGGCAACAGCTACTGATACTACAATAGTTACAAACACTACAACGACTTATGGTACGACTACAACTTTTGATACTGATACAGCGATTGCAACAGGAACTAGTAGAAATACAGATACTTCAAAAGCGACAGCGACTAGTAAGAGTACTGCAACTGATACAACGATAGCAACTAACACAGATACTACTAGTGCTACAGGAACAAGTAAATCAACTGATACTGCGTTCCAAACAAATACAGCAGGAACTACGACAACTGCTTTTGGTACAGCAACTGCTGGAGCTACTGCAACAAGCAAGAGTACTACTACAGCTTTTGAAACTGCCTATGCAACTGCTACAAGCAAAGCAACTGCAACAAGCAGAGCAAGTGCAACAAGCAAGGCTACTGGTACAAGTAAGAGTACTACTAGTACGTTTAATACAGATACTTCAATATTTGAAAGAAGCACTGCTACAGGAAACACAGGATCTATTATTGAAACGGAAGTAGCTTCAGGATCTGCGCACAATGCTAGATATTGGGACGGAGATTCTTGGGAGGAAGATTAAGATGGCAATGACTGTAACGACAATTAATTATAGTGATATAGATTTAACTATACTTAGAGAATGCTTTGAAAAGTCTAAGCCTTATATGGAAGCCGAAAAACCTAATATAATTTGGGAAGAGTTTGGTTTAACCAGAGAAAGTACTGATGATGAAAAGTTTGAAAAACTTAGAGAATATTTTGAAAACGCTTCTTTAATTTTTAAATTAGACATAGATGGTCGAATTGTAAATTATGGAATGGGATTTAGAGAAATAGAAGGAACAGGAATGTTTTCACATAGTCTTGATTTAATACGTGAAGACGCAAATGGTAGTCAAGGTTGGACATACGTTACCGAGTATAATCAAAAAATAGATGCCTGGTATAAAAGTGTTTCAGATAATAATCCTGAGTCTTCTTTATGGATAGTAGAAGGATCTAGTATGGAAAAAGCATATGATGATTGTGTTACCGCAGGATGGCTGACATTTACAAATCCTGAAACAATTACACATCATGGATATACTTATAAAAAATTAGTAGTGACGTTTACTTTATGATAAATCTTGCTGAAATTATAAGTTGGATGGAAGATTTTGTAGAAGTTAAAAATAAAGACTTTGGAGGATTGCCTCCTTGTCCTTACGCTAAAGAAGCAAGAAAAAATAATAAAATTGATTTTGTTTTGTTTCCAAACGATAGACCAGATTCAGAAATTGAGCAATATATCTATAGTATGGATTTTGATAAGTATGATGCCATGTTAATTATATTTGAAAAAGATAGATGGACAGCTAAAGAAACTTTTAAAATAGCTAGAGATTTAGAAGTCAAAGCACAAAGAAAAGGAATATTGTTAGGAGAAGATCATCCTGAAATGGTTGAAACAGTAGGAAGTAGTAAAATAAATAATGGCAAGTATATTATTTTCTTCTTACAAAACTTAAAACAAGTAGAAGACGCAGCAGAAAAACTTAGAAAAACTTCTTATTATAACGTATGGCGAAAAGATAATCCATACAATATAGATAATCCTGATAATTATAATGATCGACATAATCAATACAAACTAAAATACGGAAATTAATATGGAATTACAAGCTATGGAAATTTGGATTGCTTTTATAACGTTAGTATTAGCGCCTATTATATATGGAATGCGTGAAAATGCAAACGAAAACAAAAGGCTTGATGTTCTTTTAAATAAAACAAGAGAAGAAGTAGCTAGAGATTACGTGACTAAAGAAGAATTAGAAACTAATATGGATAGATTAGTTCGCATGTTAAATAAATTAGAAGATAAACTTGATAAGTTATTTGAGGTAAAATAATAGGAAAAAAATATGGCTCGTAAAAGAAAATTAAAAGGCGGTAGAATAGATCTTAGAAATGGGGGAAGAGTTAGAGCTGCTTCTGGATGGAAAGCTGGTACTCCTCATTATGCTGAAAGATCTGATGCCCAAGCTCAAGAAAGTAGAGATTTAGTACAATTAGCCGCCGAAGGAAAAGTTCCTACTAAAGGAATTATACCTGACGCTGAAACTGTATCTGAAACTATTAAGGCGGGTCCTGCTAAGCAAATGGTTGATACAGGAGACGCTAAAGCGTTTACTGCTGGAGTAACTACTAGAGAAGACGTTACTAAGGGAAAAACAAAAGCAGCTAAAATTAAAAAATCTGCTGATGCTCAAGGATATACAGGAGCTAAAGTAGATATAGACGCTATGTTTGATCCTGCAACAAGTACTATAAGAGAAGGAAAAGACACTGCTGAACTAGCTGAAAAAGCTCTTTCTCTGGCTGCTGATCCTGCTGTTTTTTCAGATGAGCAAAAACAAAGAGGAATGCTAGATAGAGTTGTAGGTACTATAGATGAAGAAGCAATGGCAACTGCTGCTAAAATTGCAGGTACTGATAGACCTAGAATGCATAGGGCAAAAAGACAATTAAGAAAAGCAGGATTGTCTGAAGAAGAAATAAATATTATTGGAAATAATCCTGAAGATTTAGAAGAAAGCCTTTTAAGCTACACGGACGAACAAAGAGGAATGGTAGCTGGTCTTCCTGAAGAGGCTTTAGTATCTGCTCAGTTGGACGCACTTTTAAAAGGAATGGAAACAGGAGAGATTCCTGTATTCGCTAGACCTGCGGTTGCTGCTGTAGAAGCTATGATGGCAGAAAGAGGATTAAGCGCATCTACTGTAGGTAGAGACGCTTTGTTTAATGCAATAATACAATCTGCTGTTCCTTTAGCTCAGTCAAATGCACAATCTATTAAAGAAAGTGTTCTTAGTCAGAGAAATATAGAAGCTCAAGCAGAGCAAATGAATGCTCAGATGAGACAGCAAACTGCTCTAAACAATGCAGATAAAGTTTTTAATTTAAATATGGCTCAATTTCAGGCAGACCAACAAACTGAAATGGCTAATAAGAAATTTTTACAAACTACAAGTTTAACAGAAGTTAGTAATCAACAACAAATAGCTGTTCAGAACGCAGTTAATCAAACTCAGTTAGACTTAGCAAATTTAAATACTCAAGAAAGACTAGCTGTAAATAATGCTCAAGCATTTTTAAATATGAATATGGCAAATTTAAATAATGACCAGCAGGGTAGAGTATTAGAAGCTCAATTAGAACAGCAAAGAATGTTAAGTAATCAATCTTCTGATAATGCGGCTAGACAATTTAACGCAGCTAATAGACAGCAAGTAGAAGTTTTAATGACTAATTTAGCCAACACAATGGAAATGCAAAATGCTCAAAGGCACGATGCTATGGAACAGTTTAATGCTACTAGTTTAAATGCTGCTGAGGCAAGAGCATTAGGTATAGACGCTGATATATCAAAATTCAATGCTCAAATACTTACTCAGATAAGTCAAATGAACGAACAAATGGATTTTAATCGTGAACAGTGGAACAAGCAAAATGCTCAAGCAGTTGAAATGTCTAATGTAGAATGGCGCAGAAAAGCAAATACTATTAATACTGCTGCTCAGAATGCAATTAATCAGCAAAACGCTCAAAATGCTTTTGGATTATCTACTCAAGCTATGAGTTTTTTCTGGCAAGAATTAAGAGATCAAGCTGATTATTCATTTAAGCATCAAGAAAACGAACTAACTCGTAAAACTCAATTAATGGCTACAGCTATAGGTAATGAAGGAGCAGGTGGAAAAGATAATTGGACATCTACGTTAGGTAGCTTACTAACCAGTATAATGAATGGCACATATGGAGCTACTCCAGGAACTCCAGGAACTCCTGGACCAGGTGGACCAAGAGTACGATAACTATATAGTAGAAACAAACACAACAAATAGAGGATTAAAAGATGGGCTTTCTCAAAAAAATATTTAAGAAAATAGGTAAAGTAGTTAAAAAAGTTTTTAAAGGAGTAGGAAAATTCTTTAAAAAAGTTTTTAAAGGTGTAGGAAAGTTTGTAGGTAAACTAGGACCTATAGGAATGCTTGGGATGATGCTTCTCATGCCGCAGTTAGGAGCTTGGTGGGGAAAGTTTGGTACTTGGGCAGGTAAGCTAGGCGGACCAATGGGCAAACTAATGCAAGGTGTAGCTAAAGTAGGAAATTTTATAGGTAAGTCCTATAGTACAGTGACTGAAGGAATAGGAAAAGTTGTTGGAGGATTTGCAGATGCTGTAGGATTAGGTGATGCTTATAGAGGAGCTACTGGATGGCTTAATGATAAAGTAAGAACTCTTCAAGGCAAACTTGGACTAGAGCAAACTCCTTTTCCTATAGAGGAAATAGAAGTTACTGCTCAAAAAAGAGGTCTTCCTGAGGATATTATACAAGAAATAGAAGTTACTGCTCAAAAAAGAGGTATAAAAACTCCTTCTGCAAAAGCTCCTTCTATTGATGAGATAAAAGAAATAGAAGTTACCGCTAAACATAGGGGTGGTTGGGACGAGATGACACCAACCGAACAAAAAGCTCATATAGCTGAAGGAAGAGCAGAAATAATGAAATCAGATCCTACTAGAGACTGGAGTAAACATGGTTGGGAAAAAACAGGATGGGATAAGTTTACAGGAAAAATGCAAGAGCTTTACAATACTGGAAAAAGTTGGAACGAAACTTGGCAAAGTGTTCAAGGTATGGCACAGGAGTTAGGTCTTACTGAAGAAGAGGCTATGGAATATTATGGAGGCACTGGCTACGTGGCAGAACCTTCTGTTTTTCTTGACAATTCAATTAACAGCGCTAATGAAAACGCGCAGATTCATTGGCAAGATCAAGGAAACGCAGGTATTCCAGCCTTTGGCGCAGGTTCTTATTTCGCACAACAATATAATAACGCATTAAGCGAGGCGCTTAGTCCAAATTCAAACAATCCTTTTTGGATGTTTGTTGCTGACCAAGCAAGAGCTACTCAAAGACCTCGTTGGTAAACGTTAATTAACAAATTTTATAAAGGTAATATTTATGGCACAAGAACAAGTTCAAGTTAATCAGGAAATGGTAGATTATATGTCTACTGCTCCTTATCCTACGCCTGGGCAGTCTTTAACTAATAGTCCAGACCATCCTCAACCCTGGGAAAGACCGCCTACCTATACCACAATGCACGATGCTTTATATGGTCTATTTGAGACGTTGACTGAAGAAGATATGTTGCAAAATATTATAGTTTCAATATCTAATAATACTCCTATAGAGGCTATAGCTAAAGTTATTTTAGTTGATGGTTTTGAAAAAGGTGCATGGAATCCTGATTTATTATTACAACTTGTAGAACCTACAATGTATATGGTTATGTCTATAGCTGAAAAAGCAGGAATACATTATCGTATAGATGAAGAAGATAGTCCATACGAAGAAGAATTAGACGGAGAACAGGAAGCTCTTTTATTGCAACAGCTTGTTTCTTTGTCCGCAGATCGTATAAAAAATGCAGGAGGACAAATAAATCTTCCTACTGAATTAAAAAAAGAACTTAAAGAATTAGATCTTTCTGAAGTAGAACTTTCCGAATCAAAAGGAACAGTTTCTGAAACTGAAAAGAAAGGAGATACTGGAAGTTTGTTAGAACAACAAGAACCTACAAGTTTATTGGGACAAAGAGGATAAAAAATGGCAGATTGGAAAGTTGATATAGGACAGGGATCTCTGGAATATGGAGAATCTTTACTAGCACAAGCAAAAAAACGTTCAAAGAAAAGAAAAAAGAAAAGACGTATTTTTGAAACTATAGCAGGAGCTTTGACTGTTGGCGATTTTATACTAAAAAGAAAAGCTGACCATAGAATAGCTAGTATTACACAAGGACATGAAATAGAAAAAGCAACAGCTATTGCTAATTTAGGCAATGCTGATAGATTTAATACAAACTATGTTCAAGAAATGATAAAGGCTGGTCTTAATCCTGACGATTTAAGAGAAAACGGAGACGCTCATCAGTACTTTATGAATTTAGAATCTCAGAGACAAAGGGCATATGATCCTAAAGGCTCGTCTTTAAATACTTCTGATGAGGACGTTTCAAAAGAAAACAAAGAAAATTACAATGATATTTTAAAAGCTAATTCTAAAAGCGCTTTTAATGAATACGTTAAAAAATATACTAAATATTCTGGTTATATAAATGATGGTGAAATAATTACTGATGAAGCTATGGTTAATGCTAGGTTTGACGCAATATTAAAGGATGCTACTAGGCAAGTATACTCTCCTCAAAATGTAAGTTCTATAAGAAAGATATTAGGAAAGTTTGGTATTGCTGATACAGTTGATCCTACTTTAAGAGAAATAGAAATGGGAGGAGAAACATTTACTGTTTCTAATAGAGCTGCTGATTTGTTTTCTGAAAGAGCGCAAACAAGGGCAAATAACTTTACAGCAGTTGAAGAAGCAATAGCAGCTTCTACAGAAAAGTACGGAACTGACGAAGATCGTTTATATATTGCTGAACAGAACACTCAACTAGTAGTTAATTCATTAGATGAATACTACGCAGGTGATGGGAAGACTTTAGCACCATATTTAGATTCAATAGCTAAACATGACACTTCTTCTGAAGCAGGTATAAGATCTTCTTTATTTATAACAACTGAAGAAAATAATACTGGCACTACTACAGGACGAACCCTACACATTAGCGGTAATAAATATGTTCCAATTTTTCAAGATGTTCAAAATGGAAATCTACGTTTAAATGGAGAGCATGTTGCTGGTCAGATAAGTCGTTATAACAAAGGTAAAGAAGAAGATGATAAAGTTTTTATCTTTGCAGGGGAAGGAGCCACTACAGCACTAAGCGAAGAAGAGATGGCTACGTTTTTTAATGATTTAACTCCTAAAGAGCAACGTAATCTTTATGAGAGATATAGATACCACTTAGCAAATCTACATAGAGAAAATAGATTAGCTATAGAAGAACAGGCTGAAAAAGCAGGTGATAAAGATTTATTCTTACGTGAGTATTATGCTGGTGAGTTTTCAGCAGAGGCTATGGCACAGACTGTTAGAGAATCTGTAGTATTTAATTATGATGATCCTGATACACAAGAAAACGAAATGACAAGAATGAGAGGTTTGATAGAAGAATCTATATTTCAAGCTGGAGGAGGAGAAGGAAAAGAAGCCGCTCTTGCTGATGAAACACCTCCTAAAGCTGGTTATGGAAAGATTAATGATGATGGTGTATTTGGATTTTATGATCCAAACGAGAGAAAAGCATATAAGTTTAAAGGATTAACTATTCTTCCTGTAAGAGAAATTATAACTGGCGACAATGTAACGACTGAGGAAGATGCTAAAGTGGCTGGTGAAACTATGGCTAATACTTATCAAGACGACATTGAAAAAAAGAAACAGGATAAAGAGCAAGGTATTAGTACCATAGATAAAAATATGGTTGCAAGTATATTAAGAGAATCCAAAAATATGGAAGGTAAATGGAAAGATAACTTTCTAAGTGAATTGTTGCAAGAAACAGGAATGGATTTTTACAGTATTCAAGATTTTATGAAACACGTTGAAACCGATAGAGAGTTATCTGAGATGATGCAATCCCATGATTGGACAGATGCTGCTGGTGGTGCTGATGCAGGTGGTCAGAGTGGTGCAGCGGATTGGACACCACCTGGAGGAACAAGATATCCTTGGGACCCAGAAATTTATGGCGAGTTCAGAGGATTTAACCGATGATGAGTATTTCACCACTTCAAAGTCTTCTTGGAAAGCGTGAAACAGAAGAAGAACGCTTAAAGCGCGAAGAAGAAGAACGTAAGAAAAAAGAAGAAGAAGCAAGACGCAAAGCTGAAGAAGAAGCTAAACGTAAAGCTAAAGAAGAGGCAGAGCGTAAAGCTAAAGAAGAGGCGGAGCGTAAAGAGCCTGTTAAAACAGAAGAAAAAAAATATGTTAAAGCTACTACAGAAGAAAAAACAAAGTTTGAGTTTTCTAGGGATCAGCTTGAAGAGGAAGAAAGAAAGGAATTTGATGCGCTTGTAGAAAAATATAAAGACAAGCCAAACGCATATATAAGGGCAGTTACGGAATGGGAGCGTATGGGAAGAACTGAAGGAGTAACGTCTGTAGAGGAAAAAGAGGAAGAAATACTTACTCCTGTTGAAGAAAGAACACCATCTGTAGAACCTGAAGAGACTATTGAAGAAAGATTAAAAGCTGTAGAATCTGAAGAAACTGACGTTCCTATTAAACCTAAAGGAGGAGTATATTTAGAGTTCCAAGAAAATATAGATGGAATTGATTACTATTATTCTCCTGATAAAAGTCAGAGCATGACTGTCCATACTGTTACACATGAAACAGAAGATGGTAAGTGGGCAAACATGCCTTCCATATTAAAGTATGGTTATTGGGTAGGCGGAGAAATTACAGATAAAAAAGAACGTGAGATTTACGACTATTGGCAAAATGAAGATCCTTCTAAGATAGAGCTTTTTGATAGTAGGGAGGAGGCAGAACAAGCCGCTAAGGATAAAAGCGCATCTCACCATGAATTAGGTTTAAGCAGGAATGTAATATCAGATCCTGATGAAGGACTTTTTGAGTTGGGAACAAGACTTGAAAGAACTACAACTGGAAATTTATTACGTTTAGCTAAGTCCTCAGGTATAGCCCTGTTTGATCGAGATAGAAACATACAACAAGTAATTAAAGATCAAGAGCAAGAAAGATTACGTGAAGTCTATGCCTATATGGAAAAGAAATATGGTAAAGACTTTAAAGGTAGAGAAGGGGAGTTAGAAGTATTGGCAGGTAGGCTAACAACTGCTTTTGCTGATCCTATAACTTTCTTCTTACCCTGGGCAAAAGCTGCTAAAATGGGAAAATTAGCTGCTACAGGAATGGGAGCAGGAGTAGGAGTAGCAGATATGGCACTTTACGACTTAGCGGCTCATGGTAAAGTTTATGGAGATAGTCTGCTATTTGCAGGAGCTGTTGGAGGAGGCACAAGTCTTGTTGGTAAAGTAGTTGTAGATAAGATTAGAAAAACAAGAATGACAAAAGCTCCTGAGAATAAAAAAATAAATGTTGGAAAGGATGAAAAAGGCAATAAAATTGTAAAGGAAACTAAAATTAAAGACGAAGAAATTCCTTTGTTAAGTTTAAAAGAAGCAGACAATTTAGAAGATGCTACAGTTCAATTTTTAAAAGAGGATAAGTATGCTAGTATATTAGATAGGCTAGGTGGTGAAACAGCAATAATGCCATACATAACTAAAAATTTAGATACTGCCTATAATGTTAAAAAACAAGCTCGAAAATTAGAAGTTGCTTATGCTTTGCAAAAGAAAGAAGGAGTGCAGACAACTCTTCCTGGATTAGAAGGAGGAGATATTATCAGTAAGCAAAAAATAGGAGCTTGGAGAAGAAAGGCTAAAAAAGCTGATGCAGATATAAGTAAACAATGGGATAATGTTGTAGCTGTTGCTGAAGGAAGGGCAGAACTTACTGATGGTGTTATTACTTATATGGCAAAGAATAAAACTTTAACAGATAATGTCCTTACTTCTATATTACAAGAGGCTACTAGACCTTTAACTGGAGCAGGTATGGGATGGTTGACAGGTCAAGGAGTACAATATTTTCAAAGTGAGGTAGATCCTGATTCTAACCTTGTAAGAAATTTTACTATGGCAGGTTTTGCTTTTGGCATGATTCAGAAAAGAGTAGAGGCGAATCCTTATTTAACTAAATCAGCTAAAGAAAAAGCATTTGGTATCACAAGAAACGCGTCTGCTATTGCACTGCATAATTTTTTAAAAATAATTACAGCAGGAACAGCGGCAAGTAAAGGAATAGCTCATGGAGGTCCTGTTGAAGCTGTGACAAGACTTCTATTTCATGTTCAAGGAGGAGCAGGAAAAAAGAGCATGAATGGAGCAGAAGGAATAGCAGACCATTTAGTTGTAGAATGGATGAACAGGGCTAGTAAAAGCATGAATGGATCTTCACTAGAACAAAGAAAAGCAGCTTGGTATCTTGTTAGAGGATTAGATAAAACTCCAGAAGAAGCGGCTAAAAGATTTAATTTAACTAGTCCAAAAGATATTAACAATATTAAAGTTCTTAGAGAAAATATAACTACTTTTATGGACGAATATTCTAATAAATATGTTAGAGGAGCTGGTAAAGAATTTGAAGATATTCCTAATTATGGTCTTCCTCAAGCATACGACTTTGATGCAATAATAAAAGATATATCTCAAACTAGAAAAGTAGAGGGAAGTAATTTTTGGAAGGCTATGAATGCTGCTGTTAAGATTGAATTTAATAATGCAATTTCTCAAGTCAAGACTAAAAGTGGTTCTAAAGCGGCTGATAAATATACAAGGGAAAGAACAAACGCTATAGTAGACTCTATCGTAAACTCTCAAAAAAGAGCTATAGATATAGATGAGCTTATAGACCATACTGTTAGAAGTAAGAAAAAGAAAAAAGGAACTTATGAAAATAGGTCACAGACAGGTATTCCTCTATTAGATAATTTTGATAGGCAAAGACAAATAAAAAAACCAGAAGCTGTTAGAGCTATATCGGATTTTTTACAGCAAGATCCTCAAAAAATACTGTTCGATTTTATAGATGACAGTGTTAGAGGAATTGAATTTGGTCGTGCTATGGGAATTAGAACAGTTACTTCAGGAAATAAAAAATATAGAGTTTTTGAAAATTTAAAGTTAGCTAAAAATAAACTAAAAGACCAGTATCAGAAAGGAGAAATATCTTTAAAAGAATATGAGAACAAGAAAAAATTTATAAACAAGCAGGTTAATGGATATTTTAGAACTGTTGATGTAGATTCTACAGTAAACGAAAAAGTGAGAGCTGGTTTTTCAGTACTTACTTTTTTATCTAATGCATCAATGTTGACTCGTTCAGGAATTACTCAATTAGCTGACCTAACACAGCCTTTTCAAAATAGTTCTCAATTTGCTAGTGTTAGGACTTTAGCTAGAATGTATATTAATAAAGAAGACTTTGCAAAAGAGTTAGGATATTCTACATATGGAAACTCTTTAAGAGGAGTTGATCCTAAAAGTATATGGAACAGGGAAAGATTTGCCTTTACTCAGGCAGGGGAAGGAGGTAGTAATGCTGTAGTAAAAGGAGAATTTATGTCAGCAAATATACAAAGAAGAACTGCTAATTGGACAAGAAATTTCTTTAGGTTTAATCAGATGGCTCCAATGACAGATGTTATGGCAAGGTTTAATTTTAATACAGGAATAGAAGAGGCTTTTCATATTGCAAAAAGATATGCTGGAACCAATTTGGGATCTAAAGGAAAGTATAAAAAAATATTCAATCATTTACAAAGGCTAGGACTATCAGAAAAAGATTTAGTAAAAATAAATAAATTTAATGATTTAGATAAAGCAATGAAGAGTACTTCTGTTGGAGCCATACTGACAAGAGCAGGTAGAAATTCAAAAGAATTTAATACTTTACAAGCTACTTCAGGAAATAGACTTCACTTTGCGCAAAGCCATCGACCTGAGTATAGGACTATGGGATTATTTTTATCCTGGGCTCAGGCAAAGACAGCTCAAATGAACTCGTTAATTAAAAGAGTGGAAGATGGCGATGTAGCTCTAGCAATAAAAACTCTTACAGGTTTAACTGTTTTAGGAGGGATAAGGGAGTTACAAATAGCTTTCAGCCCTGCTGTAGATTACTACGAAGAAAAGGCTCCTGAAAGATTCTCTAAGCTGTGGTGGACAGAGGCGGCAAGGATAGGAGGATTACAGCCCTGGGTAGTTGAAAAAATGACAAGGACGTTTAGTTTGGGATCAGGAAGTGATCCTCTTGATAACCTTACTCCAGTGGTAGCGTGGCTGGAAGACTTTATTCAAATGTTTCCAAAAGTAGCAAGAGAATTTTCTGCTAAAGATTATGAAGGAGCTATAGTAGAAGCTATAAAACCTATACCTGTAGCAGACGAATTAAATCTTTTGTTAGGTACTCTACAAAAAGGGGAGAAAGCTCTTTTATATGAGAATCTTCCTAATGACGATATAGCTAGAAGAAGATTAGATCCTACTGAAAGTAGTCCAGGATTTATGCAAGGTTTCTTTGAAGGCGGTGAAGTATCTATAGATAATCCAGTTCCTAATACTGTAGAAGATCCTTCAGAAAGAATAAATCCTTATACTCAAATGCCTTACGATCAAGAAATGGAAAGACATGGAGCTAAAGGAGGAGGAGGAGTAATGGTATCTATTTCTCCTATATCTGAAAAACAGGTAGGAAAAATACAGCGAATATTGGCTAAAAGGAAAGATAAATATTTAGGCGGCAAAGTAGCAGTATAA